TAGCCGCAGCTAGCATCACCGCCTTGGCGCATAATGCCCGTGTCTTGCCGGCGCCATAGCCTGCGCTGATGCCCAGTATCTGCGTGCTGGTGTCATCAACAAAAGCAAGCTGGCCAGGGTGCAGATCAGCTTGGATAAGCTCTAACGCAACATTTAAATCAAATTCTTCCTTATAGGTGCGGTCTAACTCAATATCAGCTAATCGTTTAAGAATCTTCGACATCTACTAACTGCTCGCCGGTTTTCGATTGAATACGTAATAGCAGATTACGTTCTTGTTCCGGCGGCAGGTCAGATTCAGCTAGTGCCTGCACTGCTAATTCAATACCTTCCTGCTTTGCTCTTAGGATTGCTGCATTATCGCTGTAATGCTTACGGAACGCTGGTGAGTGAGTGAGCATCCATTGGGCATCTTTTGTGCTGCCTTCATCAGCAGCTTTTGCAATGATATTAGCAAGACGCATACCACCTTTAGCGCGACCTTCTTCAATAGCTTGCAAAAGCAGCATTTCTAGCTGAGTAGATTTATCAGTTTTTGCATTAGCAATCCATTCATTAATTGCTCTATACGAAACACCAACAGCGGCTGCGATATGTTCTAATGGGCCGCCAAATTCCGATAAAATACGAACCTTTTCGATTAGGTCGTAGTTGAGTTTATAATGCTTACGCATTAGTTTAGTCATTTGTTAGCTGAAGGACAGTACCAAGTCGATTGGGATGGGCATTTAGCTTCGGATTTGAACAGGCATGATGAGATAAGTATGGCCATCTTTGCCGTCGGGTGTCAAGGTAACCGGTGTGGTTGTGGTGTTTGCTGATATTGTAACAGATTTAGCATCCATGGTTTTAAGACCATCAATCAAGTAGGTAACGTTTATGGCAAGATCTGGCAAGGTGCCAGTGGTTACAAGGGATTCAGCGCCGCTGTTGGCGTCAGCTTCTGCTGTGATCTCAAGAATTTTAGTTGCAGTTGATAGTTTAACAACTGAATTATGATTAACGGCAATTATAGCAACACGTTCTAGTGCACGTAGCAATTGTACGCGATCAACGGTTAGCGCGTGTGCAAATTCTGTTGGTATAAGCTGCTGAACATTTGGATAGGTGCCTTCCAGGGTGCGGCTGGTGATTTGAGTGCCATCGGCTAGGGCAATGCCCACCTGACCTTTGCTTATGGCAATAACTGCTGGTTGACGCACCTGCTGCAGGCAGCGCACAGGTAGTACCACGTCTAACTCGGCGTCTAAATCAATGGCGCAAATAGCTAGGCGGTGCCCGTCGGTTGATTCTAGGCGACCAGTGGTGATGTGAACGCCCTGCAGCAACTGCTTGCTGGCGTCGGTGCTAGCTGCTGGCATGACGGCTGCTAATGGACCTGTGAGGTCAATGGCAATGCCGTTGGCAGCATCTAGCACGGGTAATGCCGGGAAATCAAGCGCCGAAGCCACGGAGAGGCTGTAGGAACCGCTCAAGGAGGTCAATGCTAGGCGTTTATCGCTAACGGCCAGGGAGATGGCATCTGAGGCGTCTAAGCGGCCAATGATGTCCGATAGCAGCCGATAGGGGACAACGGTCTCGCCATGGGCTTCTACGGAGGCGCTGATGGCAGTCGTAATGCCGAGCTCCATGTCGTAGGCGGTGACAGTCAACAAGCCATCGGTTGCGGATAGGAGCACACCAGCAAGGATCGGATGTGTGCGGCCACTACCGACGGCACGTGCCACCAGCCGCAGGGCATTGTTGAGTTCGGATTGACTGATTACAAGCTTCATTGATTGTGGATGCGATGGATGTAAGCGATTCAGCTATGTCAGCAGGTAATGGCTGCTGATCATCTTGGGCATTGTCACGGATTGCAGCCGCGACTGCAAGCGCCTCGGTCAGTAGAACGCGAAGGGTTTCAATTACCGGCTGCTGTTTGATTGATGACATATGCGACGAGGTGTTCAATTTTGCCACGTGGGATGTCGCCGTGCATTTGACGAACGGCGCCAGCCACCAGTGAATGGTAGTCCACCGTGGTCAATTTAGCAAGCGCGCGGCTGCGGATATAAGCAGCACGGTTTTTGCCGGCAGCAACAGCAGCAGCATTCAACTGTGCCAGCTCGTGATCGGAGACGTGGAATTTGATTTCAGGCATCAAGCAAGGCCAGGAGTGCTGCAATTTAGCCTTGTTACGCCTGTTACGGTCGTGTTACGGTCGCTGTAACAGCGAAACCGACTGGTACCACAGGGTTTTTTTCCTTTTGTTACGTTGTTACACCTTTTACCAGATACATATACATAGGGAAAAATAGGTAGGTATATGGCTTTATTTATAGGGGGGGATCTTCCTGCAGACCGTAACAAACGTAATTTCCGTAACAACCGTTGCAGCGCAAGGGATCTCAGCGTTACAGCGACCGTAACAGGCGTAACACTAAAGGTGCTGGAGCGGTGCGGACGTAGCTCTAGACGAGCCTGTCATGCCTTTGAAGCGTGTTACACCTGCTTTGGCTGCACCTGGCAGGCGGGCTAGGACAGTGGGCCAGCAATTGGACCATGGCGTATCAGCCAAGATTGCAGCGATGGCGTTAGCGGTGTTGCTGATGACGACACGACCGTCCTCTGCCTTGATGCCATTGCGGCCTAGCGTGGCATCTGCCAAGTGCTTTGTTATTGCAATATCACTGCTATAAGCCAGCGATAATTCTACTAATTCGCCTATAGTTCTAGTTACAACTTTATCAGCTTCAACGCGGATCTGATGCTGTAATATACATTGCAGGCAGCGCTGTTCATCTGGTATTTCAGTTGATTGGCTGTATGGTTCCCAGTTGTTCTGTTCAATTAAAGCCCATGATTGATCGCGTGTAATTACCTGATCAGACTGCAAAGACCATGCGCCAGCCAATAGCGTACCGTATTGATCACCCAGTCGCTGGCTATCAAAAGCCTCTGCAGTTGCCCTAGTCAATACTTTAATTGACTGCCTGATTGTAGGTATCAAAGATATTGTACGCGCCTGTAAACGCTGGCCAATTTGTTCTGTTATGTGGCGGTCTAGGTCATGGTCTAATGACTCCCAATGAGCTAAGCGCTCTGCTTTTGGCATTTCATTTGGATTGCGTAAGGTAAGTTGAGCGAAACGTGATTTATCGGCACCTTGCTTTAATGCAGTTGCAATGCTGGACATAAGAAACATTGAGCGGATCGTATATCGCTGTGCGTCACCTTCAGCGCTGCCTTTAATTGTTTGGGCTCGTGATTCGCTACTAGCCACCCGCGCTAGCGATAGGACGGCCTGCATCCGTTGCTGATCTGGTCGTTCGTTGCTCTCGGCCTCATCAAATACCACTGGTAAGGCGTCAGCCCTTAGGGTTTGCCGTAGGCCAGCTTCGCTGGTGTTACCAGCTACATGAAGCGCTAAATCACCTAGTAGTGGCGCAATATAACGATCAAGAATGGCTGATTTGCCGGATCCGGCGCCTGCTGTCAGCCAGATATGTGGCCGCCAATCAAGTGCACCACATATAGGCGCCAGCACGGCCCAACCGGCCAGTAATAAGCCAGATGCTGGTACTTCCCAATGGAACCGTTCTGATAGGCCAGCGATAACAAAAGCTTCACCGTCGGTTAGTGGAGTAGCGGCACCCGGGCCACGTAAGGCACCTAGACGCTGATATAGGTAACGGCTGCCGCGTACGCCATCTGATATGGATGCAGTACCGGCGGCTAGAACTAAGCGGTCGCCAAGGTGCAGGACAGATTGACGTTGATCCCACCAGGCGCCGCGGCCACGGATGCGGTCAGGGCTGTAGATGCCTGCTGCCGCTTGCCTTTCAAATAGGCTGCTAGCTGCTGCGGTCCAGTTGACACCGGTTTTGCTTGGGTATAGTGACTCCCAGTAACCTAATGGCGCAATAGCGCATAGGTTAGTGCTGGTGTGTGAGCTGCGGCTTAGTTTAGTTACCTGACCGGTGCTATGTGGTTGATAATAAAAAGCATCGTGATCAAAGCCTAAACAGGTGAAATAATCATTGCCATCTGGTAATGGATCAGGTTCGATAACTGGCTCTGGTTCTGGTTCTCGCTCCGGCGCAAGCTCCGGCAGCAAGATCGGCGCAGAGCGATTGGTTTTGAGGTAGGCAGAGGCTTCTGCGATAGACCAATTTGCATCAGCTAGATCCCAGCCATCAGGTACGTCTGCTGGCGGCTGGATGATGCGCACCTGAGCGGCACCAACTTTTAACAAGCGAATCGCTAGTTTTGCCATGGCATCACGGCCAACGGCATCAGCATCAGGCCATAGCACGCAACGCCGGCCGGCAAGCGGTGACCAATTGGCTTTATCTATGGCCTTGCAACCACTGGGCCAGGTGACTGCTACGGCTGATGGGTATAGCAACGCTGCAGCATCAGCAGCCTTCTCGCCTTCTACTACCAGCACAGGTGCGCTGGGGTTAGCTGCTAACTGTTGCGTGCCATATAAAGGCCGTGGGGCTGGCGGTGCTTTCCATAACCATTGGGTGCTATCCCACCAAAGCGGCCGGATGCGCTTAGCTGGAAACCGGCATACATAAAAGGTATCGGTATAGCGCCAGATGTATTCAGCGCCTTTAGTTGGTGGTTCTGGCATGTGGCCTAGATGCTGCTCGATGCGACGGCAAGCCTCGGGATAGGTCCAACCATTGCGGCGCATCAATAGATCCATGCCGGTGCCGCCACCACCACGTTGGTCTTTGCCGCCACATTGATTGCAAAACCATGAACCGCTGCCGTCCTTGTCATCAAAGCGATAACGATCTTCACCACCGCATAAGGGGCATGGCTGGTGCTTATCGGTTAGCTGCTCAGGCGTCAAGCCAGCAAGTTGCGCCAGCAGGTCCGGCCACCTGCCGTTGGTTAGGTCAGCGGCACTCATCGCAGAGCTGCAACGGCGTCACGTTTTTGGCGCATTGCATCTTCTACCACTAAACGCAAAACGGCAGATCGTGATAGTCCGCCACGTCTGATGCTATCTAACCAAGCCATTTGCTCTGGCGTGAACTGTACGGCAAGGGGATGTGATAAAGCCACGTCTCTTAGCGGTTGCTTGCGCAACCTAGCGGAAGATGGTAGGATTGGCAAGCATTACGCCTGCAACGCCTGTGGCGACCATTCCAATCCAGTCCATCCGGTTTGTCAAAGAACTGTATCCCCGGATCAAGCCCAATGACGAAGCGATCGAGCGGTACCGCGATGCGCTTGACAAGTTGCCGCCGATTGTCATTGCCCGCGATGGTGTATTGGTTGACGGCTATCACCGTTGGCAAGCACACGTCCGCGAAGGATCAGAGCAGATCCAAGCTGAAGACTTGGGCAACCTGTCCGACGCCGAAATCATGCGGGAAGCGATCACCCGCAACGCCAGCCACGGTCAGCAGCTAAGCCGGCAGGACAAGGCGCGCGAAGCCGGCAGGCTGTGGAAGGCGTTTGAAAACCTAGAGCCGGCTGAGCGTGAGAAGGAGATTGCTGATCTGCTAGCTGTCAGCGCCAGCACGGTGCAGCGAGCCACCAAAGACGCCCGCAAGGAAGAGAAGCAGGTGATGCAAGAAAAGGTGTGGCAGCTTCACCTGTCTTGCTTAAGCCAACGCCAAATCACCGACGCCACCGGCACGCCACAGAAAACCATCAATGACTGGGTGAGCGAAAAAAGTCAACTGACGATTTTCGCTCAACCGCCAAGCCGCACTGACGCCCAACCCTGGGGCAGCATCCAACACTTCGACGTGTGGAGTTTCGCCAGCAACGACCGCGAAGGTGGTGGCCAGCAGTCGTACTTTGGCGCCTGCCCGCCGCAAATTATGGAGAACCTGCTGTGGCTTTACACAGAGCCTGGCAAGTCCGTGGTGGTGGATTTGTTTGCTGGGTCTGGTACCACTTTAGAAGTATCACACCGCATGGGTCGCCGTTGCTGGGTGTCAGACATTCGTGGCAACCACTACAGCCCGCACTTAGACATTCACCAGCACGATGCCACTATTGGCTGGCCATCTGACGCACCAGCCAAGGCTGATCTGCTCTTTCTAGATCCGCCCTACTGGAAACAGGCCGCCGGCCGTTACAGCTCAGAACCTGGTGAGTTGGCCGAGATGACGCTGCCTGACTTTAACAAGGCATGGGCAAAGTTGTTAACCGACTGCAAGTCACGCCTGTCAGTTGGTGGGAAGATTGCTTACATAATCAGCCCCACTGAAGACAAGGAAGGCGGCGTTGTTGTTGACCACGCTATTGAGATGGCCGCTGCTGCGATGTCGATTGGCTATCGCATCCATCGCCGAATCATTGTTACTTACCAAACTCAGCAAGCCACTGGCCAGCAGGTTACTTGGGCACGCGAAAACCGCCGACTGCTGAAACTCTACCGCGATCTTATTATTTTGGAGCCAATCAAATGAACTTTAACTATCGCAACAGCTACGGCAGCAAAGCCGAGCAAGAGTTTAAGCAATGGGTTCACATGCAACCCGGCTGGGAAATTGAACAGTATGGGCAAGGTTTGATGAACAAGCATTCTAGGCAAATGATGCGTGAAACTCCATTTAATGGTGATTCAAGCGTTCTTGAAGAACTTATTGCTAGCATGACGCCGCAAGAAAGAAATATCTATATGGACCGCATAAAAATAGTACCAAACCTAACAAGGTGGATGCCTGATTTTGTTCTTGCTCGCAAAGGCCAGATTGTGTGTGCGCCTGATATTAAAACATCAATGAGTACAACTCCTAATTGGGCGGTTGAAATGTCTTCAATTTTGGGCTCAAAATTACACTCCAAAACAGGTATGCAATGCGTTTACGCTTTTCCGCCAACCCAGTTTGTTGACTATTGGTCTTGCGCTAGCCCTGATCAACTTCGATCTAAAGCATACAAGATTCTTGATGGCAAAGCAGTTAAGGGTGGATCTGGCACTCCCTTTTATTTAATACCAAAGCGTGTTATTGAATTGCCGCTTAGGCAAGTTATGACAGAAATTGAATTAAATGGCTCTTGTGAAATTGTCAGCAATTACGGAAAGGTGATTATATGAACCTCCGCCCATACCAAACCCAGCTCATCACTGACATCCGCCTGCAATACCAGCTAGGCCATAAGGCAGTGCTAGCGGTATTGCCCACTGGCGGCGGCAAGACTTATATATTCAGCCACATCTCCCAACAGGCCAGCATCAAAGGCAACCGCGTGCTGGTGCTGGTCCACCGCGCTGAGCTACTGGATCAAGCCAGCCGGTCGATGCCGATGCCGCATGGGATCATTGCCGCCAACCGCAGCATGGATCTATCTCGCACCGTGCAGGTTGCATCAGTGCAAACCGTAGCCCGCAGGTTACACCTGCTGCCACGCGACTTCTTTCAGTTGCTGGTGGTAGACGAGGCGCACCACACCAGCGCCGGCACCTGGGCCAAGGTGATCGAGCACTTCCATTCTGCCAAGCTGCTAGGTGTTACCGCAACACCAATCCGCAGCGACGGACGCGGCCTTGGCGAGCATTACCAGTCAATGGTGCAAGGTCCAACAGCGCAACAACTGACGGATGAAGGCTTCCTTGCCGCAGCCAAGGTGTTGGCGCCACCCGGGTTTAATGGCGCTGGATTGCGTAAGCGGATGGGTGACTTTGACACTAACCAAGCTGAGGAGCGTGTCGCCAGCATCCATGGTGATTGCCTGAGCCATTACCGCAAGCACCTGCCAGGGCAAACAGCAATTGCGTTCTGCTGCAGCGTTGCGCACGCGGAAGCGGTAGCGGATCTGTTCCAGCGCAACGGTATCGCCGCGGCCAGTATTGATGGCGGCATGGATGCCAACACCCGCCGGCAACTGCTGGCAGACCTAGGCACCGGCAGCCTTAAAGTGCTGACCAGTTGCGCGTTGATCGGAGAAGGTGTTGACGTGCCCAGCGTCGGCGGCTGTATTTTGCTAAGACCTACCGCCAGTGTTGGCCTGCACCTGCAGATGATCGGTCGATGCCTGCGCCCGCAGCCAGGTAAGCACGCGGTGGTGCTGGATCATGTCGGCAATACCCTGCGGCTAGGTCATCACCTAGAGGAGCGCGACTGGACGCTAGATGGCATCAAGAAACGCGACCGCGAGGCAGCGCCATCAGTGAAGGTATGCCCTGCCTGCTTCGCCACGTCACCTAGCGCTGCGCAGGTATGCGGTGATTGCGGCTATAAGTTCCGCAGCGAGGTACGGGAGCTGCGGCAGGTTGATGGGGAGTTGGTGGAGATTGCAGCACGCGAACGCAAGCGCGAGCAGTCCTCAGCCCATGATCTTGATGCCCTCCGCGAGCTAGCGCAGCAACGCGGCTATAAGGCAGGATGGGCGGAGCGGGTGCATCAGGCAAGGCTAGCGAAGCGGCATGGGATATGAGCAACGAGCATGTTGACTGGAACGATGAAACCGTGCCGATTGGCAAGCGCAAGGTTGCATTTGTTAAATGGCTAATGCAAGCGCGTAAAGTGCCGATGAAGAAAGCCAAGTCCATGGCTAACTCAAAGTTTGGCAAGTGACTGAACAAACCATCCAGCAGCAGATCCGCCTGGCATGTAGCAAAGGTGACTGCCGCTTGTTCCGCAATAACACCGGCACGCTGGTAGACCGTAATGGCAGGCCGGTGCAGTTTGGGTTGTGCAAGGGCAGCGCTGATTTGATCGGCTGGCGTACGGTCACGATCACGCCGGAGATGGTCGGACAACAGGTGGCGGTGTTCACCAGCATTGAGGTGAAGAGTGCCACCGGCAGGCTCAGGCCTGATCAGCAGCAATGGTTGGATGCAGTACAAAAAGCAGGTGGCATTGCTGGCGTGGCTAGGAGTGTTGCAGACTGTGACAGACTAGGGCTAACAACGGTTGATAATGGTGTATAGTGGTCGCACGAGGGGAAGCGGACCACTCGTAAAACTAAACCGCCGCGGAACAGAGCACACGACGCGTCACCCCGAGCTCAACACGGCCTGAATAAGCCTGCATCGCCGGTTGGCCCGGCACCCACCCCAACCACAAAACCATGAAAACCATTCTGACTGCTGACTGGGCGCCACACATTGAGCGCATTGTTCGCGCCATTGCTGCGGCGCTAGTGGCGATTTATGTCGCTGGCTACTGCTGCGGTAAATGGCTGCATCGATTGAATGACCGCATCACCTCGGCGGTCGTCAAGCGTGCGCCTGTTGTTGCACCGCTGATGCACCCATTACTGGCGGTTGCTGCTGACCTAGAGCAACTGACCTGCCGCGAGCTGCAAGCTATCACCGGCATCCGCCGCAAAACCAGCAAGGCGCGGTTGATCGCTGCGGCGTGTGCCTTGTGATTGACAAGGGTTGATTGTGGTGTACGATATGGGGACAGGAGGCGAGAGCCTCCACCCCAAACCGAGAACCATGATCATCCTCAAAACCATTGCCCAGATCGACTCCACCTACGAACCAGACAACGGAGGTGTCATCGACGCCATCGGCACCACTGCTGACGGACGTGAAGTTGACCTCTGGATCTACAACAACGGAGACGGTCCTCTGGTGGGGCCTGGCGCTTCCTTCCTGCCCTACGGCGGCATCTGCTACAACCCCTGGCCGCTAACGAGCATCCGGGAGATCTAACCCAACGCGGCCCGCCAGAGCCGCCCCCAATCTGGCAATCACCCCAACCACAAAACCATGGCTAACATTCTTTCATTTTTAATTGTTGCTTCTACATTTGGCGCGATTGTTAGCAGTTTTGGCACTGCACCACAACCGTTTGCATATCACCAGCTCGACAAATGAACCCAATTGAACAGCATTGGACACTAATGACTGCCGCTGAATATGGCGGCAGTTTCTTTAAAGCATTAGCAGCGGCTGGGTTAAAGGCTGATCCATCAAATCGTGACCGATTGTTTAAAACCTGGCCTGAGCTAAGTGCTACCTATGGCCCCGCGTCAAACCTTCACCGAGCGCTTAGAGATGACTACAAACGCTGAATACCATTCTGACCCTGCCGTTAGCGCCAGCCATCTAAAAGCGGTAATGCAATCGCCTTACCACTATTGGAGTCGCTACCTAGACCCGCAGCGGGTGCCAATAGAACCTACTGCTGCTATGAGGCTGGGCTCACTGGTGCATTGCGCTGTATTGGAACCCAGCGAGCTAGCAAGCCGCTATAGCGTTTGCGCGCCACGCAATACCAAGGCAGGCAAGGAACAGGCCGAGCAAATGGCCGCTGCTGGCATCGAGGCGGTTACCGCCAGCGATATGCTCACTGCTAATTGCATGGCCGATAGCGTGCATCAGCATCCAGCAGCATCTGCACTGCTAGCACAAGGCAAGGCCGAACAATCCTTTTGGTGGGATGACATTGCAACTGGTTTGCGTTGTAAATGCCGCCCTGATTGGTTTGATGGTTTTACGGTAGTAGACCTTAAAACTACGACAGACGCTAGCCCTAAAGGTTTTGCGCGTAGTATTGCTGGCTTTAGTTACCACGTACAGGCGAGCCATTATTTAGCTGGGTTGCCTGATGCTAAGCAATTTATATTTATTGCAGTAGAAAAAACTGCGCCATATGCAGTTGCTGTTTATCAGCTTGATGCTGCAGCAATGGCTGTAGCTAATGAACTGCGGCAGCATAATATGCGCATTATTGCTGATTGCCATGCCACTAATGAATGGCCAGGTTACGGCAACCAATGCCAAACGCTTAGCTTACCAGGCTGGGCATTAACAACCAACTCAACCATTACTTCTGATGACTTCTAATCTTGCCCTTTGGACACCAGACCAAACGCAACTTATTAGCACCACTATTGCGCCTGGGTGCAGCAATGACGAACTGCGGCTATTTGCCTATGCCTGCCAGCGCACTGGTTTAGATCCATTTAGCAAACAGATCTACGCCATCAAGCGTGGCGGCAAGATGACCATTCAGGCTGGCATTGATGGTCTACGCGCTATTGCTGAACGCACCGGCCAGCTAGACGGCAGCGAAACTTACTGGTGCGGAGAAGATGGCGCCTGGGCTGATGTATGGCTCAATAGCAAGCCACCGGCGGCAGCTAAAACCGTTTTGCATCGCAAGGGTGCTAGCCATCCATTTGTTGGTGTTGCGCGGTTTGCTGATTACAATGCCGGCCAGGGATTGTGGTCTAAGATGCCAGCCGTAATGATTGCTAAATGTTCTGAAGCATTAGCGCTACGTAAGGCATTTCCGGCTGATATGTCTGGTGTTTATAGCACTGACGAAATGGATCAGGCGGTAGAACCAGTTACCGTATCCGCAGTGCCTGCGGGTGATGTAAAGATCTTCCAGGCCGGTAAAGCCGCTATCGCTAAGGCTGATAGCATGGCCAAGTTAACAGAAGTTACTGGCCGCATGGAAACCCGCAAAGGTGACCTAAGCGATGACCAGTACCAAGAACTGTTAAAGCTGGCATTAGCAAAGGAAACTGAACTAATGCCGTCTGACGCTGATCCATTTGCTGATGAATGAACCGTACCTAACGACTGAACAACTGGCCGATAGGTGGGGTCTACGGCCAGCAACAATTAAGCACCAACGCGCCAGAGGCGTTGGTCCTGAATACATAACGCTATCCCGTATTGCGGTGCCCCTTGGTGCCGCCCGTGTCCGCTATCCATTAAGCAGAATCCTGGCCTTTGAGGCTGCCCACAACATCACACCATTGAACCCATGAGCCTTTACGCATCCGGCATCGTTCGCATTATTTCTGAGCCTCAATTACGCGCTTTTGATAGCGGCAGCGCAGTTGCTAATTTTGGCGGCGGCATTATTGAAGGCAAGGACAAAGAAGGCAATTACATCAATAATGCAATTGACGTAGAGGTATGGGGCAAATCTGCTGAACTTATAGTTAACCGTTGCAAGAAAGGTGATTGCATCATGGTTACAGGCAACATTAAGCGCCAAGAATGGACAGACAAGACCACTGGTGATAAGCGCAGCAAGCATGTACTTAGCGTACAACGGTTTGAATTTTTGCCGCGTACAGCGGCAACTGAAGAGCCTGTTTTTTAACTTATCCTTTTTTTTCTTTTACAACAATGGAAACCATTCAAATCAACGGCGTTGACTATGTTCGCGCTGATTCTGTTCCTGCTGCCCAGCCTAATGGCAACCGCGCCGTAGTTGTTGTTGATCGTGGCTGGATCTTTGCTGGTGATGTCACCAGGGAAGATAACCGCATCAGGCTAAGCCGTGCGTTGCATGTATTCAAATGGGAATCCATTGGATTTGCCAAGATGGTTGAAACAGCAAATGCTGATCTGCGCCCAATTGCTGATGTAGATATTCCCGCTGGCGCAGAGATTTTCTGTGTACCAGTTTCTGAAAGCTGGGGGCTGTGATGTTTAGGCCAGTTGGCGACGGCGACGGCACCAGCCAGAGTTACTGCAACGACGGCGATGGCTACAGCTACGGCGACGGCTGGGGCGACGGCTGGGGCGACGGCTACGGCACCGGCTACGGCTGGGGCACCGGCAACGGCTATGGCAACGGCTACGGCTACGGCTGGGGCACCGGCACCAGCGACGGCGGTGGCATGGGCACGTGTTCGCCTCACCGCAACAGGAGGGTTAAATGACTAAATTCACTGAACCACACATGACTAATCAACAACACCCGATCACTCCACCGCCGGAGCTAATCAACCAGTGGCTGGGCGAGTTTTTTGGCTGCACTGTTAATGGCGGCATAACCGACTCGGATAGATACCTCGCCACCAAAGCCGCCCGCTGGGGCGCCGACCAGGAGCTAGATGAGTGCTGCGCGTGGCTCCCTGATTTGCCGCCATGGAGCGCTGATGAGCTCCGCAGGCATCGCCGCCCCAAGCCGCCAAGTTTAAATGACATAGCCCTACAGATGTTGGACACCATCGAACGTGATGCCCACTACCTGCCGGAGATTACCGACACCATCCGCCGTGCATTGGAGGCGCAACTCGATGACTAACCCCACCCCCCTGAGCCCCGCCGCGCAGGCGGTGTTGGATGCTTTCCGTGCAGTACCTGACTTACGCGATTGCCCCAGCATTGCCGCCGCCATACGTGCTATTGCGGATCAGGTGGTGCCGTCTGACTCCAGCGAACCACGAAACTACCTGCCCGCATTGCTGGAGTGCCAACGCATCCGTGCCGAACTCCTTGCCATTGCCGCCGAGCTGGAGAGTGCGAAATGACTAGCAAGCGGAGGAACATGTGCGCTGCCGCGCAGGCAGTATGGGAAGCCTTCAACCAAGATGAGCCCGGCGTATTTGTTGACTATGGCGATTGCCTCGCTGCCGCCCTCCGGGCGCTTGCTGATCAGGCTGGATCCATGAAGCACTGGCACGTTGATCAGATTCGCTCCATTGCCGCCGAACTGAAGGGTGCTAATGGCTGAACCATCATGGCGCCAGCTAGCAGCTATTCCCGAATCCAAACTAAAAGCGCAAATCCTAAACGCTTGTGGCATCGAGTCTAATATCACTGGCATCAGTCATATATTCCACGCAGGAGACATGCAAATCCACGCCAGTGCATCACCTGGCCTTAATGATGATAAGGTATGGTTTACGCTGTATCCTGCGCCAGGTACCAAGGCCTTTGGTAGTTCAAAGGAGCTACTAAAAGCCCTGCGCTGGCCATCAGGTACACCAACAGGTGACGCATTACGTAAATGGTTGTCTTACTATGGCTGATTCACTGTCGGATTACTTAGCTGCT